AGCGACGACGAGCCAGAGCCGAGCACCGTAGGTTGCTGCTCATGAGCGCAAGGCGCTCCCTATCTGCACTCGCTTGCGAGTGTTTTAGCTCTGCTGTCCCACGGATAGCAGAGCGATAGGCGCTGTATGTACTGTGTATGAGGTTGGGAAAGAGGGAAAGTACGTATATACGTTAATGAGACCAAGAAATACCTTATATATACAGTACATACGATATATGTAAGGTATAGGTACAGTTAAGGTATATACGTATATACAGTATAGATATGGTATATACAGTATACAGTACTATACAGTACATACAGTATATAACGCGCGTACGCGCGAGGGGGACTGGAAGGATAGAAGCCTCCGTGTGCCCTGGGAGGGGGGGTACATGTGACAGTCTGAGAGGGGGCCGGGGCCTTAGAACCCCTTCTCTCCATACCCTCTCTAATGGCCTTCTATCATGCTATTGAGGCTGGATGGCATACGCGCAGGACAAGCGGAAGACGGCGGTAGAGGGCAACCAGGCTGAGAGGCTAGCTAGGCTTACGAAGGCTCTTGAGAGGGAGCTTGATGAGAAGCGGGTGAAGCTGGGGAGCATGGAGGAGCTTCTGGTTCACCCTCTTGGGTTTGGTCTCAAGACGGCGAGCATTGTGCAGAGGGCCATCATGCGGGTAGCGGATGGGAAGCAGCTTGGGGATTTGTGGGGGCATCCAGCTGTGGTCCGTGCCTTTGGAGGGGAGGAGCCGCAGCTTGAGGGCAAGCCGAAGGAGATGGCTGTTTTGAGTGCCATCAGGTGTGGCAAGAGCTTGATGGCTGCGTGCATGGCGGTGCATTGGACGCAGGTTTGTGCGGTGGAGCACCTGGGTCCTGGAGAGGTTCCAAGAGTCTCGATTGTCAGCATCAACAAGGACTTGGCGGAGGTCATCTTCGGGCATGTGGTGGGACGGGTGATGGCGTCTCCTGCCTTGAAGGGCTTGGTGATGGGAGAGCCTACGACGGACACGATTGTGCTCAGGCATCCGTCTGGACGGCCTGTGGAGATCAAGGTTGTAGCGGGCTCACGCTCGGGTTCTACGCTTGTGGCGCGCTGGTCGGCTGGGGCTGTGTTTGACGAGTTCCCTCGTATGCTTGGAGAGGGGGAGGCTGTGGTCAACTGGGACGACATGCGGAAGGCTGTCCTGCTGCGTATCCTGCCTGGCTCGCAGGTCATCTCGATTGGCAGTCCTTGGGCACCGTTTGGTCCTGCGTACAACGTGGTGAAGGAGCACTATGGCCGTCCTACGCGGAACATGGTGGTGGTGAAGGCACCGGGCTGGGACTTGAACCCGCAGCTGTGGACCCCGCAGGCGGTCAGGGATGCCGAGGAGAAGGACCCGCAAGCCTTCCGCACAGACGTGGCTGCGGAGTTTGCCCAGCCTGAGGAGTCGCTCATCACGCAAGACTCGCTCGATGCAGCCACGAGACCCGCTCCGCTCATCGAGACTCCCAAGCCCGGTGTGCAGTACAGCGCGGCTATTGACCCTGCGACTCGTGGCAACGCCTGGACGCTCATCATTGCCTGCCAGGAGGGCGATAAGCGGCGTGTGGCACTGGCCAGGCAGTGGATAGGCTCGGCAGCAGCTCCGCTGCGTCCTGGGGCCATCCTGGAGGAAGTGGCGAGGCTTTGCCGTGCTTACCGCATCTCGGTCCTCGACTCGGACCAGTACTACGGCGATGCGTTGCGAGACCTGGCGGCTCAGCAGAAGCTCGTGCTCGTGGTCCATGCCTGGACGGAGCGGGAGAAGCTGGCCAAGTTCCTCGCCCTCAAGACCATGTTCGAGCAAGGCATGGTCGAGATTCCCGCAGACCAGACGCTTAGGAGCGACCTTGGCCGGGTAAAGAAGGTGCTCAAGGGCAGCGGTGCCAGCATCAGCTTCCCGCGTACGTCAGACGGTCGTCACTGCGACTATGCCCCCTGCCTTGCCATGGCCCTCGCTCGCTACTGGCAAACCGACGAGGACGTGCAGGAGGCCCAAGGCGAGCTTTCCAAGCTCCAGGCCGAAGAGCGCGTCATGCTCAAGCGCATCCTCGATAGGGCTGCGCCCAAGGACGGATGGGGCTATTCCTGGTAGTTGACTGTCAGGCAAAAACGTGATACCGATGGTTCTGTTCCGAGACGCCGTGCTACGGAAGGACGCTGCTGCGGCAGCACCTGGGGTACGCCGATGAACATGAAGTACGGCGGACGGTACTGGTTTCACTGCGAGCGCTGCAACAAGGACGCTCACCGAGACACGCGCTCCTGCGCCCCGCATCCCAAGTACTGGATGGAGACCCAGGTCACAGGTCCTCAAGGTCAAACCTATCCCGCTGTCGTCTGCGAGGACTGCCAAGACCCTTGGACATGGTCAAAGTGAAAACTTTTACCCTGTCGTCCTCACGATAGAGAGACATTGGAAATACGACAGTCCTGAAAGAACGGATTCATCTTGTCTGGTTATGGTAAGATGAAAATTCATGTTGACGGCTGCTGAGAATCAGTAAATCAGTACACTCGATGGATAGTCCTGAGCGAGCCCAGCAGTGGTTTGACAAGGCCCAGCGTGAGCCGCACCTCGCGATTGTCGACCGTGTGAAGAACACGATGGATACGCAGGAGTCCCGCCGCGTGTCGGTGCGTCGCTGCCAGCAAATCTACGGCATCGACCTGTCCGCCTACGGTCAGGCTCCCGACCCCAGCATCGACCGCCGCTACGCCATCAACCACCTCAAGAACAGCATCGACACGCTGGCTGCCAAGATTAGCCGCGTGAAGACGCTGCCCTACGCCGTCACCTCCGGTGGCGACTACATGCAGCGCCGTCGTGCCGAGAAGCTCTCGCGCTTCATCGAGGGTGCCTTCGAGGACACGAACTTCTACTCGAAGTGCATGAGCGTCGACCTCGCCGCTCTCGTGGACGGCACCGGCTGCGCCAAGGTCACGTCGAACTATGGCCAGCTTCAGCTCGAAGTCGTGCCCATGCTCGACCTCTTCGTCTCCGACGCTGAAGCGCGCTACGGCTCTCCGCGCAATCTCATCCAGCGCCACCTGCTCGACCGCAGCGTCGTCATGCATCTCTACGGAGACGCAGAAGGCGACGGCATCGTTGGCTCGAAGTCCTTCCGCAAGGGCTCCATCCTGTCCGTGTCCAACCCCACCGACACGGAGATGGCGCAGTTCGTCATCAACTCGGGCTCGGACCTCATCTACGTCTACGAGGCGTGGCACCTTCCGTCCGGCCCTGGCGCGGATGACGGCGAGCACATCGTCTGCATCGAGAACGCTACCCTGCTTCGCGAGAAGTGGACCGAGGAGTTCTTCCCCTTTGCCTTCGAGCGCCGCAACGTGCCCCTCGTTGGCTTCTGGGGCTCCTCTGCCGTCTTCGAGTTTGGCCCTGCCCAGGAAGAGCACAACAAGCTCTCGCACAAGCTCCAGCAGGCTCACAGCATCATGGGCGGCTCGCACGTCCTCATGCAAGCCGGCACGCTCGGCAAGACCGTCTCGCTCGACAACGGCATCGGCACCATCATCGAGTACCTCCCTGGTGGTCCGCCTCCGTCGACGTTCAACCCAGACCCGGTGAACCCGCAGACCTACGCCTACCGCTCCAGCATCCCGCAGGAGATCAACCAGGGGCTCGGGCTCTCGAACATGAGCGCCCACTCGGAGCTGCCTGCTGGCCTTCGCGCGGCCTCGGGCAAGGCTCTCCAGGTCTACGAGGACTTCGAGAGCGAGCGCCTGCACGTCTTCCACAAGCTGCATGAGCAGTTTGCCATCGACGTGGCCAAGCTCTTCATCGCCGAGGCTGAGCGTATGCTCGCCGCTGACATCGACGTGAAGGTTGCCCGTCCGACCAAGAGCACCCTTGAGGAGCTTTCCTGGTCCGAGGTCCGCATGGACCAGCGCGAGTACCGCCTTCGCATGTACCCCATCTCGAACCTTAGCCGGCAGCCGTCCGCCAAGTTCGAGCAGATTCTCTCCATGGCCCAGTTTGGCCTCGCCGACAAGCCGACCCTGCGTCGCTTGCTCGACATGCCCGACATCGACGCCGAGGAAGACCTCGCGAACGCCCCGCGCGACGCCGTGGACATGCAGCTCTACGAGATGGTCGAGTCTCGTCGCTACACGTCTCCGTCCGAGTACATCGACCCTGTGATGGCCCAAGAGCGCGCCAAGCTCTTCCTGGCCAAGTGCATGGTCGACAAGGTTCCGCAGAAGAAGCTGGAGCTTATCCAGCAGTACATCGAAGAATGCGCGGCAATCATCGCCGCTATGCAGGCCCCGGAGCAGGCGGCTCCAGGTCCGCAAGCGCCTCCCACTGGTGAGCAGACCGGTGAGATGGCTCAGGGTGCCGCCCCAATGGCCGGGGAGGGCGCTGCTCCGCCTAACCCTGCCTCTATGGGAGTGCTACAATGAGCGATTTCACCGGTTCTGAGGCTGTGGATACGGGTTCCGAGGGTTCTTCGAGCGTCTCGAATGACGACCTCGTTGCTGCCGCGCGTGCGGCCATGCACGGCGACGCTGGTTCTGTGACCAAGGCTGCGTCGAACGACATCGCCGAGGCCCATCTTGGTGCCTCTGAGGCCGATGAAGAGGCCCCTAAGCCCTCCCGCGCTGCTCCCCAAGCTGCGGAAGACGACATCGACCCGCGCGAAGTCATCCGTAGCCGCATGGAGAAGGCCCGTGCGGCCAAGCAAGCCAAGGCCGAGGCTCGTCGTCAGGCCGAGATGGCCGAAAAGCTGCGTGAGTACGAGCAAGCGCGCTCGTTTGAGGCTCCCAAGGCGTCGTCTTTCGACGTGGATGGCTTCAAGAGCAAGCTCAAGACCTCTCCGCTGACGGCTTTGCAGGAGCTTGGCATCAACCTCGACGAGTTTACGCAGGCTGCGCTGGAGGAGAACACTCCGCAGTCAAAGATGCTCGCCCAGATGCAGGCTCTCCAGGCCAAGATTGACGCTTTCGAGCGTCAGCAGCAAGAAGCGCAGGAGATGTCCCGCCGCAAGGCTGAGGAAGCGGAGACTTTGCGTGAGCAGCAGGAGTTTTGCTCGATGATTACGAGCGAAGACTACCCGTCGCTCTACGAGTGGTTCTCCGACGACCCGTACGCGCTCATTCGTGAGGCCGAGGGCGTCGCACGCGACTTCCTCTCCCGTGGTGGGGACCCTGACGAGGTTCAGGACGAAGACATCGCGTGGTTCCTTGAGCAAAAGTACTCGAAGAAGCTCGGCAGCATCAAGGGCAAGAGCGCGGCCAAAGCGGCTGCCCAGCCAGCGCCAGCTACTAGCAAGCCCCGGTCGCCGTCTCAGGCTTCTGCATCCGAGACACGGCTCGGGGGTCCGAAAAACCTCTATGATCTTAGCCGGGATGAGCAGACGGCTATGCTTATCGAGGTGGCCCGTCAAGAGATGCAGAAGTCAGCTAACTAAGGAAAAACAATGCCTATCTCCAGCAACGTCACCGCCGTCGAGCAAGTCCTCAAGCTCCTCTACAAGAAGGGCGTCCCCAACCTCTCGTACAACAAGCAGGCTCTTCTCTCGAAGATCCCGGTTGTCTCCGACTTCACGGGCGAGAAGAAGGTCCTCGCGCTCCAGACCACCAACCCGCAGGGCTTCGGCTCCTCGTTCGACCGTGCGTACGCGCACAAGGACAGCGCCGAGAGCTACAAGCGCTTCGAGCTGTTCCGCGTCCAGCACTACGGCTTCGCGCAGGTTGCTGGCGAGGTCATGCGTACGGCGGTCGACCCCGGCTCGCTCGTGAACGTGTGGCGCAACCGCACCGAGAGCGTCGTTCGCGGCATGCAGAACAGCGCCGGTCGCCTCATCTACGGCTCGGGCACGGGCCGCATCGGCGCTGTCAGCGCTGCGGGCACCGCCTCGACGACCATCACCCTCTCGAACTCCGCCGACGTGGCGAACTTCGAGGCGGGTATGTACATCGTGCTCTACAGCGCGGAGTCGTTCGCTGGCCAGTACATCGACCTCTCGTCCGGTGCGCTGACGAACACGTTCAGCGCGACGAACATGGTCCGTCAGATCACGGCGGTCAACCGTGACCTCGCGACGGGCTCGGCGACGCTCACGCTCGCCTCTGCCGCGACCTGGCCGGCTGGCGCTATCATCACCCGTGACGGCGACGGCATCGTTCCGGACGGCACGGCGACGAGCTACGACACCAACGCGCGTTCGCCGGCTGGCATCAAGCAGTGGATTGCGGGTGGCCTCATCGGTCAGCAGCCGTACGGCGACACGCTCTTCGGCCTCAACCGCGCGTCGGACAAGGTTCGCCTTGGCGGCTCGGTTCTCAACGCCGCTGGCAAGAACATGGTCGAGGCCCTCCAGGACCTCGAAGCCAACATTCTCTTCCAGGGCATGGGCTACCCGACGGCCATTGCGGCCAACACGCTCGACATCGCGACCCTCAAGAAGTCGGCGCTCTCGGACGTGATCCGCATCCCGGCTCAGGACCCGAAGCAGAACCTCAACTTCCAGTCGGTTGTGTTCCTTGGTCAGAACGGCGCTATCCCGTTCATCGAGGACCCGTTCTGCCCGCGTGGCGAGGCGTACATGCTCAACCTTCCGTCGTGGAGCATCTCCACGGCTCCGGGCGGCATGTTCCAGCTCGTCGACTGGGACGGCGTGAACTTCCTCCGTCTCATGGACAGCGACGACTACCAGGCGCGCTTCGCGTCGTACTACCAGATTGGTTGCGACAACCCCGGCTCTAACGGCTACCTCTACGGCTGGGGCAGCTGAACAGCCGAGTGAAAGGAGCCTAACATGGCATCTATCAACAACGTCTCTACGCGCAGCCAGATGCGCACCAACATCCCTGGAGATATTCGTATCTCCGGGCGTGTCACGGGCGCGGATGCGGCAACCCCGAATCTTGCGGGTAAGGGGTTCACGTTCCTCCCCTCTGGCGTCACTGGTATCTACTATGTGCTCTTTGGCACGGGTGTTACCGCGACGTTCAATGGTACCACGGGCGCACTTACGAGCGTGACCAACGCCAGCGCCGTCACGACTGTGTATGCCTGGAACCTTGAGGCACAGCTTGCAGACCCGACCGGCGCAAACCAACGCCATCTGTACGCGCTGCCTGCTGCTGTGAACATCCTCTCTCAGTCTGTCGGCCTTCAAATCAAGGTCGTCAACCCTGCAACCGGCAACCTTGCCGCGTTTGCAAACACGGCTCTTGACGGGTTTACCTTCGAGATCACCTGTGCCACTACGAGCGTGACGGCATGAAGGGTAAGGGCCTGCTCATCGCCATGCTCGGTAAGGGCAAGGGCGGGGACATGGAAGAGGAGGATGCTCCCTCCTCTTCCAAGATGGGCTCGGACGGTCCTTCGCCTGAGAAGGTGAAGCTCTTCCGCAAGATGCGGAAGGCGTTCGAGTCTGGCGACGACGAAGGCGGAGCCATGGCATTTGAGGCGCTTGCCTCGATGTGTGGCGACGACTACGAAGACGAATGAAGGGATAGGAGTTCACCATGGCTCGCACGAGAACGCTTGCTCAGCTTCGAGAGGAAGTACGCCAACGTGCGGACATGGTGAACTCCGCCTTCGTTACGAACGCGGAAGTCGACCGCTGCATCAACGAGAGCTGGGCTCATATGTATGACCAGCTCCTCGCCACGGGAGAGGACTACTACCTCAAGTACGTTGACATCCCGTCGGCTACCAGTGGTGGTATCTACGTCTTCGCAACGAGGACCGCATCGTCCGGTGGGCTTGCCACGGACGTGTACCAGGTGCGCGGTGTAGACGCGATTTACTCTGGCAACTGCACGGTCAACCTCCCCCGGTTCAACTGGGAGGAGCGCAACATCTACAACGCGACGCCGGCTTTGACGCCGTACTTCCCTATCATCGCGTACCGCGTCATTCAGGACCCCGTGTCGCAGAACGATGCAATCGAGATCATCCCTGGGAACTCGAACGGCATCTCGAACCTGCGCGTTTGGTATTACCCAAACCCGAAGTACCTGACTTCTGACAGTGATACGATTGACGGTCGCTCTGGATGGGAAGAGTGGGTCGTGCTCGACGCGGCTACGAAGCTGCTCGCAAAGGAAGAGAGCGACACGTCGCAGCTCGAACGTCAGGCTTCTCGCATCTGGACGAGGATTCTGACCGTTGCGGCAAACCGTGACGCTGGCCAGGCCAAGCGCATCACGGACGTGTCGTTCAACTCGGGCATGTGGCCATACTCGTCTAGCTATCCACGACGCTTCTAGGAGGCTCCAATGCCGAAGCAGGACAAGCCATCTCAGTTCCTTGTCCGCGACGCCAAGGACCCGCTCGCCAACGCGGTGCAGGAGTCGCTTGCGCAGGTCACCAAGAGCCTTCGCCAACAGCCTCCTCCGAAGCAGCTCGTCAGCAGCCTCTCAAAGCAGATGCCCGATCAGGGTATTACGTTTAAGCCTGGCCAGATTGTCGACATCCCTCACGGCCTTGGGCGTAACGCGGCTGGCTTCAACATCGCCAAGGTCGTGACCGACACGCCAAACGCGAACAGCGCTCCATATGCCGCTCCCAACCTGCAAGTGGTTGAAGTTCCAGGCCCACTCGGGCAGAAGATTATGCGTCTTCGCCTCATCCCGCCGAAAGACCAAAACGGGGATGACATCCTGGACCCCGTTCGATTGAACCTGGAGATTTTCTGATGCCGACTCGTGACCAAGTTCTTCAGGTTCCCTTTGTCGGCAGCATCGACGAGTACACGGACCCGGACCAGCTTCAGCCTCCTGCGATGGCGTCGCTGGAGAACGCCGTCGTACGCAAGACGGGCCGCATCGAGAAGCGCGAAGGCTTCGAGTACCTTCAGAAGACTGGTGTTCCTGGCACTCCAGCCCAGACGTTTGATGGTACGGCACTTCCTATTGATATGCAGGCGCTGAGCGCATATAGCGGCAAGGACGGTTCAAAGCTGCTCCTGGCTGCTGGCGATACGCTGTTTGAGTATGTTGGCTCAGATGCCGATCACGGCTACCGGGCCGTAAACAAGCTGCCGTCGTGCTATGGGACGCTGCACCCCGTTGATTCTACTGGCGGCGAGGTAATCGAAGTCGAGTCGATGCTGAGCGACGACGGGCAACTTCGTTGCACTGTCTGGGTGCTTGGGTATCGGAACGGCCAGGACCTGACAAACGATCGAGCTATCTCGACGCAGCCGGTTGGAACACATGGCGTGTATGCAGCCGTGCAGCGCGTTTCTGATGGAGCGTTCGTTACGGCACCTGTGAGAATCAAGGACTCATTTGGCAATGACACGACGCGGTGCAGCGACCTGCGAATGGCTATGTCGAGGGGTTCTTCGGGAAACGATCGTCACTGGGTCGTAGCATTCCGTCGAGACTACTCAGTCATCGAGGCATTCGCCGTCATCTCGACGAGCGGAAGCATCAAGTCGACGGACTTGATTCAAACTCCGTTCACAGGTCGTCCGTACTGGAGATCGTTTGATATTACAGGTGTCTACAACGAGCAGTACATGCTGTTTGCATACTGCGAACCGGACACATCTCCAGCGTCGTCTGACGTGCTTCTAAAGTTGCTGTCGTTCGATGTTACAACTGGAGCCTTCTCCGTCGTACACACCTATGGTGGAGGCGTCCTGGATGCTGCAAACGCATATGGTTCAACGACGTACAGCGTTCATGACTGGAATCGACGCACTCCGCGTGGCGTAGTGCTTGAGAGCAGCCCTGTCACGTCAACCGTTGCTATCTCTGTGCGAACTGTCCATGAGATGGACACTGCTCCACTGTATCTTGATGGCAAGTTTGTGGTTACTCGTGCAAACTGCTCGGCATCAACGATCTCGATTGCGTTTGACGAGTTTGCATGGCTTCACCGCTCTGGTTTTCAGACCGAGGATAGCTTCGCTCTGTTCTCAACTGGCGCGATGTACCAGAGCAAGTACAGCGGAAGTTCTAGCGCGACTGGTACTAGAATCTATCCGTTTGTCTACTCCGCGCTGACATCGCCACTGTCTATCGTTACTGCCGAGTTTGACGATGGGTCTGTGCAAACGTACTCGCTTAGCCTTGTTGTTCAGGGCGGCCTTGCTGCGTACAACAACCCAACCATCTTTCGAGGAAGTCCTTCTAACACGAGGATTGTGAACTCTGGCGTCTTCGCGAATCAGCTTCGCCAGCTTCACCAGTACCCATCGGACAACTCCGTCAATGTTATTGAGCCGAACAATGTGGCTCTAACATCCATAGACGATGCTGCCATTAACCAGAGAAACGTAACGAGCGTGCGCATCGCTGGCGCTAACGTCGTTAGTCTTGCACTAGCAAACTCGGTTAGGTTCTGCCGACTGTCCAGCGCAGCAGGAGTTAAGTGTCTTGCTGTCATCGCTTTTGATGCAGCTGGCATCCCAGTAGAGGTTGATCTCTATGATGGGCGTGGAGACGTGACGGCGAATGTGCTCGGAGCACCAGCTCTGACGGACATCATCTCAATTGAGACCAGAGCCAATCCATACAGCGGCGCGTGGGGCGCTCCGATTGCGGTGCCTCCAGCAACCATCCGCGTGTTTGACGACTTCAACAGTGCCGTTGGAAACACCAACACAAGTCCAGTTTTTAACGACATTGGCGCGAACACGCAGCCTGTTGCGCAGACTATTGTCGAAACGAGCGTAGGCGTTGAGCAGTGCGTTCACCGTTGGGACGTTGCGACCGTTGGGAACTCTATCATCCTCGCGGTGTCATCCGTGTCGGCGGCAACATTCAGTGGTCCAAACGGAGATGTGCCACTCGGCTACGTTAGTCCGTTTGCTCGAAGCAACTACTTCGAGGTGTACCCGTGGGCACCTGCGTTTCAAACAAGGTGGGACCTCAACGATTACGCGACAACGGGATCATCTGTCGCAAGGCCAATCTGGTGTGCGGTTGGCGGGCCATGGAGAATGACTGGCGGGTTGGTTAAGCTGTCCAGTGGCAGGTATGGATGCGTGCTTATGCCTGGCGGAGACGATCTTCAGAGAAGTTCGTTCTTTGTCTCGTTTACGAACGGCGAGGCGACCGTCCAAACGAGCCTCAACCCGATTGATGGGACGCCAGTCCAGTATGCTGGTGGCGTTGTCTATGATGGCAACAAAGGTGTCTTCGTCGAGTCGATGAACATGCCGCGCACCGCAGCGGTTCCACTCAACTGTCCTAGGTTTAGTTCGGACGGAGCTTACCTGTTCTCGCTTGGGGCCATTCGTCAGGGGCAGAATGTCGGCGGCAGCGACATCTTTGCCTTGGACTACTCGTTCTCAGCAAAGGATTGGAGGGCGATGAAGCAGTGGGGGGACTACACCGTTGTCAACGGCGGCATCCCAAGCTCGTTCGATGGCTCATCTTGCAGTGAAGTCGCGATGCTGTTGTGGCCGCAGCGAGACCTGACAAGCATCGCGTATGAACCAGACCCGGCATTGCTGTATGACCCAAATGCCAAGTTTGCACCAGGGAATCTTTGGACGCTGAACTCTTCGGCGTATCGAACGTATTCGTTTGGTGGTCCGTTTCTGATCAACATCTCAAGGCCATGGTTTGCATACGAGGCTGGTTTTAAGGCCAAGAACGAGTTCACCGACGAGTATCTTAATCCTACTGGAATCGACACTCCGATGTACTGGTCTCGCATGAGTACAAACTGGGGCGGTGATCCGACTAAGGACTATCAGTCTGTCTATGCTGACCCACGTCTCATGCAGGTTACTGGTGGCAAGTACAACAGTGGCGTTGGTCTTTCCCAGCTTGGGAACAAGCACTACTATGGTCGATACCAGTCTGGGTATGGTGCCATGGTTGACGCTGGATACAGCGTGAAGCTGTCCTTGTGGGCTCCTCGTTCGGCTGCCACTGTATCTTCTGTCGAAAACAGTGTGTATACGCCAACTGTCGCCAATGGCGACTTCCTCGCGTGCTGGTGTTACGAGTCGGTGGATGGAACTGGGAGGGTGGTGCGAAGCGCGCCAAGTCAGGCTGTTACATTCTCAGTATGCTCGTACATCACCTACAAAGAATACGAGCCAGATCCATCTTCCTCCACCAAAATTCCGGTCAACGGTGGAGACATTGATGAATACCGTTACGGTTTCTTCGCTCCGCGAATGGAGTTGACGAACCGACTCAAGACTGCGGACAGCGACTCTCGTCGCGTGGTGCTCCAGCCGTACTTCACAGCTGAGCCGTTTGCGACGGTGTTCTACAAGGTGCCGTTCTCGAACTTCCTGACTCAGTACAGCAACGACTTCACGATTAGTCGCAACGCAACTCGTGGAGTTGTGCCGTATTCATCGTCTAACGCTGGTGGTCCTGGGGACAATCCATACGGACTTGCGACAAACAACTTTCGCTGCTTCGACGGCCCACAAGGCGACTACAACGGCCTTTTGTCGCAGCCGGTGCTCTACACCGTTGGCGGCGGCCTCGACAACGTGGCACCCCCTTCTGCGCTCTGCATGACGGTGCATCAGAACCGACTCATCCTAGGTGGAGCGGACGACGCGACAGTCGTCTGGTTCAGCAAGGAGCTGTCTCCGACTGATGCGCCTGGGTTCAACGACGCCCTCACCATCCAGATTGAGGACGGCGGAGCGGTCACGGGGCTCGCGTCGCTCGAATCGCTGCTCATCATCTTCAAGCGCGGCATGACGTGGCTCGTGCCTGGCGACATGCCGGACGACACCGGAAGCGCCGTCAATCGTGGTTACGTCTCGAACACGCTCGGTACGCCAGTTCGTATGCCTCATGGCATCGGGTGCGTCGACCACCGTTCTGTCATCGAGACGCCTGTCGGCGTGTTCTTCAAGAGCGAGCGTTCGATTGAGCTGCTTGCTCGCGACATGAGCATCACGCCTGTCGGCCTGAAGCTCGACGACACGTTGTCGTATTACACCGAGATCACGTCGGCTATCCACAACCCGAAGGACACCGAGGTGTGGTTCGCGCTCCGCGACCCAAACAACACGACGA